CCTCCCCGACTCCCTCCAGGCCATCGCCGACCTCATCGGCGCGCCGGCCGCGCTCAAGATCGCCGAGCGCTGGGGCGGCACGCGGCTCTACATCCCCGCCGAGCCCGGCGACGACCACGAACTATCGCGCCTGATCGGCCTGGATGCCGCCAGCGAACTGGGCACAGCCTACGGCGGCGAACGGGTCGAAATCGCCAAAGCCGACGGCTGGGGCCGCGCCCTGCGCAACGCGCTGATCGCGGAAGCCCGCCGAACCGGCCAGAGCCAGGCCGCGGTCGCCCGCGCCCACGGCCTCACCGAGCGCCACGTGCGCAGCATCGAGCGGGGCATGGACGGGGATGACCGGCAGGGCGGGTTGTTTTAGGCACCCCGTGCCCAACAAATGATTGGGGGTGATAATTTTGGGTTTGTTGGGCACGGGGTGCCCAACCTACATAGCGGATTGACGGCCACCACTCCCCCGGCGTAACCTGTATTTAGCCCTGCCTCGCGCGGGGCTTTTCTTTGTGCGGATGCTCTTCCGCCTAACCCAAAACCACCGCCAGCCTTAGCATGGCTGCATGATCGCTCACTCGCCCACCTGCTCCGCCTGCGCACTCTGGTTCCAGAAACCCGACGACAAAATGACCGCGCTCGGCTACGGCCGCTGCCCGCATCTGCAGGCGGGGCAGTACCTGACGCCGCAATCTGCCTGCCGCCTGCCCAACAAATTCAAGGGGAAGGCATGACACCCCAGCCGCGCACCCTTCTCGCCGCCCTGACGCTTTCTGCCGCCGGCCTGGTCGGCATCGTGACGCAAGAGGGCTATACCGACAAGGCGTCGATCCCCGTCAAGGGCGACGTGCCGACCATCGGCTTCGGCACCACTGGCGGCGTCAAGCTGGGCGACACGACCACGCCGCCCAAGGCGCTGGCGCGAGCCCTGACGGACGTGCAGAAGTTCGAGGGCGCGCTCAAGCGCTGCGTCAGAGTCCCGCTCCACCAACACGAATACGACGCCTACGCCAGCCTGGCCTACAACATCGGCCCGGCGGCCTTCTGCAAATCGGGCCTGGTCAGAAAACTCAACGCCGGTGACTACCCCGGCGCCTGTAATGAAATCATGCGCTGGACCTTCTACCGGGGCAAAGACTGCGCCGCGCCCGAAAACGCCCGCCTGTGCGGCGGCCTGGCCAAGCGCCGCGAGCATGAATACCGGCAGTGCGCCGGGGAACAAAAACAAAATGGCTGAAAAACTCCTCGCCGCCGTCCTGTTCCTCGCCCTGTGCGCCGGGGGCGGGTTCTTTGCCGGATACCGCGCCGCCTCCAACAAATTCGCCGCCCGGCAGCTCGCCGCCGAACGCGCCGCCAGCGCCGAATATCGCGCCGGAACCGAGCGCGGCAACGCCTCGTCCGCCCGTCTCGCCCAAGCCGAAACCCGCATCCAGACCCGAACCGTCGAAAGGATCAAATATGTTCCACGAGTCACTTCTGGCCGCCGCTGCCTCGATCCTGCTGCTGTCGGCCTGCTCAACGCTGCCGCCGCCCCCGGCTTGCCCGCCGCCGCCGCCGGGCAACCTGCTGCAGCGGATGCCGCCGCGCCTGCCGCCTCTGATACCGACGTTGCCGGGTGGATCGCCACCGCCAGCGGCCAATACGAAACCTGCGCCGCCCGGCTGAACGGGCTGGTCGATTACGAGGAAGCGAAGCCATGAGCCCTGACGAAATGGCCCAGGAGCGCGAGCTAAAAGACTGGGAGCGCAACCAGCGCCGGGGCATCATGACGCTGCCCACCGCGCCATCGGCCAAATACTGCACCGACGCGCACTGCGGTGACGAGATACCGGAAGCGCGCCGCCTGGCTATCCCCGGCGTGCTGTATTGCGCCGGGTGTCAGGAGCGGCGCGAGCGGATGGGCGGGGGGCATCGCTGATGGAATTCGTTACCCTCGACAACGCCTTGAACCTCACCCTGCTGTTGCTGGCCGGGTTCGGCTGGCGCTGGGTGGACCGGCTGCAAGCCCAGCAGGACAAGCAGTCCGAAGCCCTTTCAAGGCTCACGGAAAAGCTCCTCGAAGAGTATTCCAAGCGCACCGAAGTGGACGGCCTGGAGGGCAAGATTCTGGACCAGTTCAAGGCGCTCAGCGCCCAGCTCCAACGGATTCAAGACAAACTCGACGGGAAAAAGGATAAAAACGATGGAATCTGAAGAGGTCAAGCTGCTCAAACGGATCAGCGCCCAGGTCAGCGCGGTGGAGGCGAAGATCGACGCCAACGCCCTGGCCATGTCCGGCCTGACTGAAAAGCTCGACCGGCTGGAGGTCGCGGTGGAGCTGCTGGAGCAGGACGTGGCCAACGGCAAGCGCAACGCCCTGATCGTCGGAGCGATTTCCGGCGGCTCGGCGGGCGCGCTGATGGTGCTGGCCATCGACCTGCTCCGCGCCAAGATGGGGCTGTGACCTTGGCCCACGATCTCGCCACCCGCCAGGCAGCCAGGCACCTCTATGTCCGCGAGGCGCTGGCGCTGGAGCTGATCGCCATCCGGCTCAAGCTCTCCGTCCACACGCTGATGCGCTGGCGGCGGGATGAAGGCGACTGGGACCGCCAGCGAGCGGCTGCGCGGCTGTCCGGGGCGGGCGCCAAAGAGCTGCACGGCGACCTGATGGAAGATTTTGTCCTGTCGTGGAAAGCCGTCCATAACGAACTGCGCACCAACCCGGACATCCCGGCGCTGGCCAAGGTCGATGCGCTCTCCCGCCTGGCCGACTCCTACATCAAAACCGTCAGCGCCGGCGCCAAAGGCGACCCCAAGCTCAACAAGCTGGCCGTCGGCATGGCGGTGATCGAAGGCTTCCTCGCCCACGTCAAGGCGCACCATGCCGCCGACGCCAGCGCGATCCTGCCCGCGCTGGAATCGTTTGCGCCCAAGCTGGCGGATCTGCTGGCATGAGCCACCCCGCATCCGGCAAAGGGCTGATCGAGCGCGTCCTCCAACTCGCCGCCGAATACCGCAGCCAGATCGAGGCCGAAGTGGACGGCTTCGCCGCCGACCCGATAGAGCGCAGCCAGCGCCGCAAGCTGGCCGATGCCGACCTGGAATTCTTCGCCCGCACCTACTTTCCGCACTACGTGAAACATGCCAACGCGGTGCTGCACGCCTTTCTTTACCGGCGCCTGCCGGAGATCGTCGACAACGGTATCGGCGACCACGAGGCCATCGCCGCGCCGCGCGGCAACGCCAAGTCCACCCTGGTCACTCAAATCTTCGTCATCTGGTGCCTGGTCACAGGGCGCAAGCATTACCCGGTCATCGTGATGGACGCGCTCGACCAGGCGCTGCCCATGCTCGAAGCGATCAAGGCCGAGCTCGAATTCAACCCGCGCCTGATGATGGATTTCCCCGACGCCACCGGCCCCGGACGGGTGTGGCAGACCGGCACCATCCTCACCAAAAACGATGCCAAAGTACAGGCCTTCGGCTCCGGCAAGCGGATGCGCGGCCTGCGCCACGGCCCGCATCGCCCCGACCTGGTGATCGGCGACGACCTGGAAAACGACGAGAACGTCAGGAGCCCGGAGCAGCGCGACAAGCTCCAGTCCTGGCTCACCAAAACCGTGCTCTCTCTCGGCCCCGCCGACGACAGCATGGACGTCATCATCATCGGCACCATCCTGCACTACGATTCGGTGCTCAACCGTCTGCTGGACAATCCGCTGTGGTCGAGCAAAAAGTTCAAGTCCATCGAGCGCTGGCCGGACAACATGCACCTGTGGGAGCAGTGGGAGGGCATCCTGCTGAACGGGGGCGAGGCGGCGGCGCGGGCGTTCTACGACAATCAAATCCCCCAAATCCCCCTCAATCCCCCTTTTTCAAAGGGGGAGGAAAACCACCTCCAGGAGGCAAATCACCCCCCTTTGAAAAAGGGGGGCAGGGGGGATTTGCATCCGATGGAAGAGGGCGCCATCGTCTGCTGGCCGGACGGCCAACCCCTCTACAACCTGATGGTCAAGCGCGCCCGCGATGGCCGCGCCGCTTTCGATTCCGAGCAGCAAAACGACCCCATATCGGGCGACGACGCCCCCTTTGCCAACCTGGTCGAGTCCTGCTTCTGGACCGAGATTCCGCCCGGACTGGTCACCTTCGGCGCTTGCGACCCCAGCCTGGGCAAGGCGGGCGGATCGCGCGACCCGTCCGCGCTCCTGGTCGGCGGCTACGACCGCACAACCGGCATCCTCTACGTGCTGGATGCCCAGATCAAGAAGCGCCTGCCGGACCGCATCATCGAGGACGTGATCAGTTTGCACGATAAATGGCACTGCGCCCTGTGGGTGGTGGAGGCGGTGCAGTTCCAGGAGTTTTTCCGCACCGAGCTGGTCAAGCGCAGCGCCCAGCGCGGCAAGCCCGTCCCCGCCCGCGCCGTCAACCCGTCCGCCGACAAGCTGCTGCGCATCGAAACCCTGCAACCCCACATGGCCAATGGCCTCATCAAGCTGCATCCGGGCCAGACCGCCCTCATCGACCAGCTGCGCCACTTCCCCAAAGCCGACCACGACGACGGCCCGGATGCCCTGCACATGCTGTGGATGGCGGCGGTATCCGGCTCCGCGCCGATGGCCCTGCACCGCGTGCCGACTGGCGTGGGCCAGCGGTTTGGTTCTGGGGCATGGTGAGCAATGTAGGTCGGGCACCCCGTGCCCGACAAACCCAAATTTATTTGTTGGGCACGGGGTGCCCAACCTACATGCTCCGTGTCTCTGTGGTTCGACCCTTCGGGCCGGGGTAGACGCTAAAAAGGATAAATCATGGCAAAACTTCTCGACCGCTACGGCAACCCCATCGACACCGCCCTCCTCAAAACCGAGGTGGCCACCCCCACCCTGACCGGCGTGCGGCGCGTGCTCGGCGCTCACCCCACCTCGGGCCTCACCCCCCAGCGCCTGGCGCAGCTGCTGCTATCGGCAGAATCCGGTTATCCGGCGGCCTACCTGGACCTGGCGGAAGAAATGGAGGAAAAATATCTCCATTACGCGTCCGTCCTCAACACCCGCAAGCGCGCCATCCTCGGCCTGGAGCTTGCCGTCGAGGCGGCGGGAGGCACGCCGGAGGAGCAGGCCGATGCCGGCCTGGCCGAGTCCGCCCTGCCGGTAATCTCGGCGGGGCTCTACGACATCATGGACGCCCTGGGCAAGGGGTATTCCGCCTCTGAAATCATCTGGGACACCAGCGCCGGGCAGTGGATGCCGGCCCGGCTGGAGTGGCGAGATCCGCGCTGGTTTGTCTTCTCGCGCCTGGACGGGCGCACCCTGCGCCTGCGCGATGGCGCCATGCACCCCATCACCGGCGAAGAAGGCATGGGCGAAGGCCTGCCGCTGCCGCCCTACAAATTCCTGGTTCACCACGCCGCCGCCAAATCCGGCATCCCCATCCGGGGCGGGCTGGCGCGCGCGGCGGCCTGGTCGTTCCTTTTCGCCAACTACGCCGTCAAGGACTGGGTGGTGTTCGCCGAAGTCTTCGGCCAGCCGATCCGCCTGGGAAAATATGAGGACGGCATCACCGACCCGGCGCAGATCCAGATCCTGCTCGACGCCCTGCGCGCCATCGGCACCGATGCCGCCGCCGCCATCCCCAAGAGCATGGACGTGAGCTTCGTCGCCGCCAACGGCAAGGCCTCCGGCGACCTCTACGAAAATCTGGCCCGCTACCTGGACGACCAGGTCAGCAAGCTGGTGCTGGGCTACATGCGCACCTCCGACAACGGCAAGTCCGGCGGCGGTCTGGGTTCCGGCAGCGCCGAAGCGCTGACCGAAGTGCGCTACGACATCCTCCACTCCGACACCTTCCAGCTCGCCGCCACCCTCAACCGCGACTTTGTCCGGCCTTTGGTGGACCTCAATAAAGGCCCGCGAAAAACCTATCCAAAAATCGTCATCCGGTTCGACGAACAGGTGGACCTGGTCGCCTTGGCCGACAACATCGTCAAGCTCCGCTCTGTCAACGCGCCGATCCCCGTCAAATGGGCCCTGGACAAATTCGGCATCCCCGAAGCGCTGGACGGCGAGCCGACGCTGGGTTCGCCCCCCTCCCCTGCGGGCGCGGGCGGGGGAGGGGCTTGGGGAGTGGGCGTGCAAAAGAGGGGCGGGGGGGGGTTAGACACCATCGACACCCTCGCGGCCTCGATGTCCGGCGACTGGCGCCAGATCGTCTCCCCGATGTCCGACCCGATCCAGGCCGCCCTGGACGCATCCCACGCCGCCGGAGAAACCGCCGAGCAATTCCTTTCCCGGCTGCCGCCGCTCCTGCAAACGATGGACCCGTCAGCCCTGACCGAACGGCTCGCCCGCGCCGCCTTCGCCGCCCGGCTGATGGGCGAAGCGGGGATCGAAATATAAATATCGACAATGGCCACAAATCTCCTCGCCCGGCTCGCCGTCCTCCCACCCGAGGAAGCCGTCGCCTACATGCAGGCCCGAGGCCTCCTGACGCCCACCTTCGACTGGCGCGACCTGTGGCAGGAAGAGCACGCCGCCCAGTTCACCGTCTCGCGCCTGGCCCGTCTCGACCTGCTGCAAGCCATGTATGACGGTATTACGCTAAGCGTAAAGGGGGAACTTGGCCGCCGCGACTTCCTGCGCGGCATCAAGGACATTCTGGTCACCGAAGGCTGGTGGGGCGAAAAGGAAGCCATCGACCCCAAAACCGGCGAAAAGCTGTTGACCACCTTCGACGCCGACCGCCTCAAACTCATCTACGACATCAACACCCGCCAGGCCTACGCCGCCGGGCAGTGGCAACGCATCGAGCGCAACGCCGCCACCAGCCCCTACATCCGCTACGTCACCAAGCGCGACGAGCGCGTCCGCGCCAGCCACCGCGCCTGGGACAACGTCACCCTGCCGGTCGGCCATCCCTTCTGGGACACCCACACCCCGATGAACGGCTGGCGCTGCCGCTGCCGCATCGTCAGCCTGAGCCAGGCGGAATACGACAAAGGGCTGTCCCCCACCGGCAAGGCGCTGGTCAAGGACGCGCCGCCGGAGGAGTTCGTCGGCTGGGAGAACAAGAAAACCGGCGAAATCACGCAGGTGTCGAAGGGCATCGATCCGGGGTTCGACTACAATCCCGGCAAGGCCGCGATGCGGGCTGCGAATCTGGACAAGATGGTGCAGGACAAGCTGGCGCGGGTGGCGGGGCCGATACGGAAGGAGGCGGAAAAGGATTTTGCGGATAATGGCGGGATGGACATCAAATCTTTCGTCAAAGAATCGCTGCGGGTTGCGGACAAGAAAGTGGAAATCAATTTTGGCGAGGTGGCAAATGCCGCCCTCATCAAAGGGCAAACCGGTATTGATCTTGCTGGGTACGAGCGCACGCTGGATAACTATGGCGTTCGCCACACGATCAAGAAGCACGGAAACGAGTTAGCAGAGGCACCGCGTGGTCAGATTGCGGTGACGGCGGATGATTTTGATTTGATACCGTTAATCACGTCAGAGCCGGATCGCGTTTTTCTCGACGGCAAGAACAAGGTGGGACGTGACGTAATCGTGTACACCAAACTTATTGATGGCGTAGGCTATCGCTACGTCGAGGAAATCAGGAACAAAGGGAAACGGGTTGCGCTGGATTCTCTGCGCAAAAAAACAGGAGCATGGAGCTCCTGATAGGTCGGTACTTAGTCCGCGACGAGTGCATGCTGGCGTAAACGCCCCCTTCTCTCAACGTCCGAAACGACTTCGCGGGCTAGGTGTCTGAAATATAGGACAACGCTGTGAGGATGTCAAGAAAGGAACGGCCATGTGCCCGCCATGTAGGTTGGGCACCCCGTGCCCAACAAATCAAAATCAAAGGGGCCTGGGGCACATTAAATACCATTCGGGGAAAAGCCATGTAGGTCGGGCACCCCGTGCCCGACAAACCCGAAATTTGTCGGGCACGGGGTGCCCGACCTACATTTGATCGCACCCGGGGAAAAGAATGTGAGCCTGGCCCCTTTGATCTTTTATGGAGAACGACATGACCATGACCATCGCCATCGAAATCGACAGCCGCAGCGTCATGGACGCGCTGAACGAACTGCTGCACCGCGGCCAGGACATGCGCCCGGTGATGGACGCCATCGGCCTGCGCATGGTGGAACGGGTGCAAGGCCGTTTCGAAACCGAGACCGACCCCAACGGCCACGCCTGGTCGCCGTGGAAACCGTCCACGGTCAAAGGCTACCCAAAAGACGGCAACGGCACCCTGCTCGACCGCTACGGAGACATGCTGAACAGCCTCAACCACCATGCCGATGCCAACAGCGTCACCGTGGGTTTCGGCGTGCTCTACGCCGGGTATCACGAATTCGGCACCCGCAAGATGGTGCGCCGTGGCATGTTGTTCGGCGACCCCGAAGCGCATACACTGGGAACCGATGACGAGGCGAGCGTTCTCGACCTGATCCACGGATATTTCGCGCAAGCGACCTAAAGAACCGACCGAACCCCGTTCAAATCCGCGTTAAACGGGCATCGTATCGCGTTAAACATTTTCAAATAGCCAAAGACCGCGATCAAAAAAACGGACGCAAGGAACACCCCTTAAAATCATTTTGCGTTAGCCATGTAGGTTGGGCACCCCGTGCCCAACAAATAAATTTGGGTTTGTCGGGCACGGGGTGCCCAACCTACATGGCTGGCGGCCAGGGCGGAACCCCCTCCGCCTTAACCCCCACCCCGCCATCCCGCATCATTGCGGTCATGGCAAACGACCCACTCCAAGCTACCCACGCAATGGCACTCCCCGCCGGCCCCGCGCCGGAGTGGGTGCATCTGATCCCCGCCGGGACGTTCTCCGGCCGTGACGACCGCGGCCCTTACCGGGCCAACCCTCAATCCGTGATCGCCGCTTTTGCCGCCTGGGGCATGCCGGTCGCCATCGACTACGAGCACCAGGGCATCAACGCCGCCGATAACGGCCAGCCCGCGCCCGCCGCCGGCTGGATCAAGGAGCTGCAAGCCCGCGACGATGGCCTGTGGGGCAAGGTCGACTGGACGGCCAAAGCCGCCGCCATGATCGCGGAACAGGAATACAAATACCTCTCTCCCGTTTTCGACCACACCAAGGACGGCGGCATCCTCCGCCTCACCGGCTGCGGTCTCACCAACAACCCTAATCTTTTCTTAACCGCGCTGGCCCGCCGGTCGGCGCATTCCCAGGAGATCATCGCTATGGATTTGCTCGCCAGTCTCATCAAAACGTTCGATTTACCCGGCGCCGCCACCCCCGAAGAGGTGCTGGCAAAGGTACAGGATGCGGTGGATGGCTCTGCCGCCGACGCTGTCCCCGTCGCCCAGATGCGCAAGGCGCTCGGCCTGGCCGACGATGCCGCGCTGGCAATCGTGGCATCGTCCATGCAGGCCCGCATCAAATCTGCCGAGCCCGATCCGGGCCAATATGTGCCACGCGCCGAATTCGAGCGCGTCGCGCAGTCGCTGTCCGGCATCCAGGCCGACCGCGCCGCAGAGATCGCCGACCGCCTGGTGAGGGAGGCGATGACGGCGGGCAAAGTCAGCCCCGGCCTGGAGGCCTGGGCGCGCAGCTATTGCAGCCGCGACCGCGCCGGTTTCGAAAAATATCTGGAAACCGCCCCGGCCATCGTCGATGGCCATGCCCGGATGCCAGCGTCCCCGCCCAAGACCGGCGAGGAAAACCCGCTGCTCAAAAACGCCCGCGCCCGCGCCGCGAAGAAATAAATGTAGGTCGGGCACTCCGTGCCCGACAAACCCAACCCACAAAAGGAGCCATTAAAATGCCCAACGCCACCCAACCCGCCCGCATCGGCGACCTCATCAAGTACGAAGAGGCCGAGACCCTTTACAGCCGCGACGCCATCACCCTCGCCAGCGGCAACAACCTCGCCCTGGGCGCCGTCCTCGGCATCGTCACCGCCAGCGGCAAATACGCCGAATTCGATCCTGCCGCCGTTAACGGCAGCGAGGTCGCCGCCGCCGTGCTGGTCGCCGCCACCGACGCCACCTCTGCCGACGTGGCCGCCGTGGCGCTGAAACGCCATTGCGTGGTGTCTAAAAATGCCCTGGTCTGGAAAACCGGAGCCACCGCCCCGCAGATTCTGGCCGCGCTGGCCACCCTGGAAGCCAAGGGCATCGTGGCGCGCGACGCCGCTTAAGCCCGCTCCCACAAAAAACATTCTCAAGGAGAAAGACATGCAAGACATTTTTAACGATCCGGCCTTCAACATGGCCAACCTCACCGCCTCCATCAACATCCTGCCCAACCTTTATGGCCGGGTCGGCGAGATGGGCCTGTTCGCGGTCAAACCGATCACGGCGCGCTCGGTCATCATCGAAGAGAAGCACGGCACCCTCAACCTGCTGCAAAGCAAGCCGCTAGGCTCTCCCGGCACGGTAGACGATCACGGCGCGCGCACCGTGCGCAGCTTCGTGGTGCCGCACATCCCGCACGATGACATCGTCCTGCCCGGCGACGTGGCCGGTATCCGCGCCTTCGGTTCCGAAACCGAACTGGAGACCGTGTCCAGCATCGTCAACGATCGCCTCCAGACCATGAAAAACAAGCACGATATCACCCACGAATGGCACCGCATGGGCGCGCTCAAGGGGCAGATTCTGGACGCCGACGGCTCCATGATCTACGACCTGTACAGCGAGTTCGGCATCACCAAGAAAACCGTCAATTTCTCGCTGGGCACCGCCACCACCGACGTCAAGGCCAAGTGCCTGGCAGTCAAACGGCACATCCAGAAGAACCTGATGGGAGAGCTGATGAAGAGCGTCAGGGTGCTGGTGAGCGAGGAATTCTTCGACGCCCTGACCAGCCACGCCAACGTGGAAAAAGCCTTCGCCAACTGGCAGGAAGCGCAGAACCGCCTGGGCGGGGACATGCGCACCGGCTTCGACTTCGGCGGCCTGACCTTCGAGGAATACGCGGGCGAGGCCACCGACAGCGCCGGAACCCTGCGCCGCTTCATCGCCGCCGGATCGGGTCACGCCTTCCCCGAAGGCACCGGCGTCACGTTCCACCAGTACGCCGCGCCCGCCGACTTCAACGAAACCGTCAACACCCTGGGCCAGGTCTACTACGCCAAACAAGAGCCCCGCGACATGGGCCGCGGCACCAACATCCACACCCAGTCCAACCCGCTGGCGCTATGTCTGCGCCCCGGCGTCCTGGTCGAGTGTACGGCGGCATAACATGCCCTACGCCACACTGACCGGCCTGGTTGCCCGCTACGGCGAGGATGAACTGGTGCAGCTCACCGATTCCAACCGCTCCGGCGCCATCGATGCCGCCGCGCTGGAACAGCCCATCGCCGACGCGGATAGCGAGATCGACAGCTATCTGGCGGTGCGCTACAGCCTGCCGCTGCCAACCACGCCTACGGCGCTGGCGCGTATCGCATGCGACATCACCCGCTTCCGGCTCTATGACGACCAGGCGCCCAATGAGGTGCGCAAACGCTACGAGGATGCGGTCAAGTGGCTGGAGGCCGTGGCGAAAGGAGCGAGGAGCCTTGGCCTGCCGCCCGCCGAAGTGCCGCAGGCCACTGGCGCGGTGGCGGCTTTTGCGGGTGAGGCGAGGCGCTGCTCGCGCGCCTCGCTGGAGGATTACTGATGCAGAACCACCTCGCCCTGGAACCCCTGCTGATCGATCGGCTTAAAAGCGCCGTGCCGGAATTCCGCGCCGTGCCCGGCATGGCCGATCTGGCCGCGATGCAGGAATCGGGCCAGCCGACGCCTGCCGCTCATGTGATCTACCAGGGCGACACGCTGCCCTCCGGCAACAACGCCGGCCAGGGCTCCGCCCAGATGGTGGCGCAGACCTGGATGGTCGTGGTGGCAGTGCGCACCGCGCGCGACACGCGCGGCGGATCGGACGCCAGGGAAGATGCCGGCCCTTTGATAACCGGCGTCATCCGGGCGCTATCCGGCTGGATGCCCGGACCGGGATTCATCCCGATGCGGCGAGTTAACGCGCCAAAACCCGGATTTAACGCGGGCTTCGGTTACTTCCCGCTGGCTTTTGAAACCCGGTTCGTCACCAATGGAGCCACCTTATGAAAATCAAACTGCTCAAACCCCACACCCACGCCGGACGCGACTACCCGGCTGGCGCCGTGATCGAAGTGGACAAGGCCGCCGCCGAATGGCTGATCGCCGCCGGAATCGCCGAAGCCGCGTCAAAAAAGCGCGGGGAAGCCGCACAAAACAACACTGATAACTGATAACTGAAAGGAATAGCCATGTATTTCGTCGGACAAGGAAAAGTATTCATTGGCAGCCGCGACAATCTCGGTAACCCGGAAGCGCTGCGCTTCGTCGGCAACGTGCCCAGCCTCAAGTTCTCGCTCAAAACGGAAGTGATCGAGCACAAGGAAAGCACCACCGGCCAGCGCGCCACCGATGCGCGGATCGTCAAGGGCAAGAGCGCGGATTTCAGCTGCTCGCTGGAGGATTTCAGCCAGGAGAACCTGGCCCTGGTGCTGTATGGCTCCAGCAGCCAGATCGCATCGGGCACGGTGACCGCCGAGGCGTTCCCTGTCGGCCTGGCCGCGGGCGATTTCGTCGCCCTCAAGGGTCAGGCCGTTACCAGCGTGGTCATCAAGGATTCCGCCGCCACCCCGGCCACCCTGGTGGCGGGCACGGACTACGAGCTTAACGCCGATCACGGCTCAGTGCGCATCCTCAACGCCGGTACCTACGTCCAGCCCTTCACCGCAGACTACAGCCGGGGCGCCGTTACCACCATCAACATGCTGACCCAGCCACTGCCCGAGCGCTTCGTGCGTTTCGAGGGGCTGAACATCGCCGACAGCAACAAGGCGGTGCTGATCGAGCTCTACCGCGTTGCCGTGGATCCGCTCAAGGAGCTGGCCATGATCGGAGAAGCCGCTGCCAGCTTCGACTTGAGCGGTTCGGTCATGATCGATGCGCTCAAGGCGGGCGACCCGGTGCTGGGGCAGTTTGGCCGTATCGTGCAGATTTAACCCATGACCGCCGCGCGCAAAGATATCATCTCCGACCACGGCGAAACGCGCCCTTGGCGATTGGTTTACCGCCAGGGCAGGGGTCTCCCTCCGGTCGACCTGACCGGTGGCGCGGCACTGTTTTCGATTAACGACCGGCTCGGCGCGGAAGTGGTTCTGTCGACGGATAATGGCGGGATACTCCCCCTGGGCGCGGACGGCGCCATCTGCGTCCAGACCGCCCATGCGCTTTATGCCGCCATGCCTCCGGGCGAATACAGCTATCGCTTGAGCGTGACATTAGCCGGTGAAATTCGCTTCCTGGCACGAGGGAAGTGGGTCATCCGCTGATGGAAATATTGGTGGTAAACGGCGAGATCGAGGTGCTGGACGTCGCCTCGCAGGGCCCGCCGGGCCCGCCGGGCCCGCCGGGATCTCCAGGTAGCGGGAGCAAAGGGTTTTCGGTCAACTCAAAAAGTACGGCATACACCACTACCGCCGCGGATTTCGTTGTGGATACGATGCTGCTTCACCCCACCGCCGATACGGCGGCCAGGGTGTACACCATCGCCAGCCAGGCCAGTGTCCCGCTCGCAGCAGGCGCTGCAATAGCGATCATCAACCAGCACGGCGCAGGGGCTATTACCATTGCAGCGACCACCCAGACATTGCGCTGGGTGGGCGGCGGGGTGACCGGCAACCGCACATTGGCAGCCGATAGCTCATGCGTGCTGATCTGGATGGGCGACGAATGGCAGATCAGCGGATCGGTTGGGCTGACATGATCCTCGCCTTATTGGCGACCTACGGGGTGACCGCAGCGCCGCCCACCGGGCACCGGTACTGGCGCTTCCGGGCAACATCGGACTGCTGGTATTTAGATGGGGATTACCAAGCTAGTCTAAGCTCGATCAGCCTTTTTGCGTCACCAGATGCGACAGGGGTAGACCTGGCGCTGGGAAAAACAGCCACAGCCTCATCGTCTGCGGGTCCCTCTTATGACGCGGAAGCTGCTGTCGATGGCCTATCCCAAACGTTCTGGCATAACAATTCTGGCATGTTAACCCCCGCATGGCTCATGGTTGATCTAGGCGCCAATGCGGATATCCACTCCATGCAGATACAGAGCCAGTATGGCTCTGGGTATGAACAACCAGCAACGTTCGTCCTCGAATATTCTGACAATGGCGCCACGTTTACGGTACAAAATTCGCTTGCTACCTCGTTGACTACAAATCTCCAGTCGTTCACCAATTTGTGATGGGTCTACAAATGCAATTCTGCCAATTAAATTTAGAGGGAGCCTGGCTCCGCGATCTACCCGACGAGGTTATCGAGTTCGGTTACGCTCACAAATGCAAACCATCGGCATTGACGCCAGAAGAGGCTTCCCGGTTCCTCATTGTGGCGCTGACCGATACACCACCGCCGGACTATAACCCGATCACGCAGACCTGTCAGCGTGACGGGGCGGAACAGGTAGGAGGGGTATGGAAATACAAATGGCGGGTGAACGATCTCGATGCGGCTGCGGCGGAACGGAACAGAATTGCCGCCGCTGATTCGAAGTGGCAAGAGATAAAAGCCGAGCGCAACCGTAGAAAATTCAACGGTGTACTTGTGTCCGGGAAGTGGATACATTCCGACACATTCTCCCGCACCCAATGGCTGGGGATGCTGATGATGGGCGCGGACCTCCCGGCGATTGAATGGATCACGCGGGATGGCTCGATCATCACCACCACTCCGGCGCTTGCCAGCGGAGTGCTTCAGGCTGTGGCAGTGATGGATGCCACGGTGTTCGCGGTGGCCGCGGCGCACGATACGGCAATGAGGGCGGCGGGCAGACCGGACCTGTACGATTTTAGCGCCGGGTGGCCGGTGACGTTTTGATCCAAATCCTGATCGCCTTCGACCAACTGATCGGAACTCTCTTCGGCGGCATGGCCGACGAAACAATCAGCGCCGCCTGCTGGCGAAACGGAAAAACAAGCCACCGCTGGAACGCTGCCCGGATCGCCGTAGACACCCTGCTCTGGTTTGACCCGATGCACTGTTTTGCCAGCTACATTTCCGAATTTGAACGCAACCAGCTTCCCGAGGAATATTACAAAATGAACACTAATCTCGAAACCCTCATCCCCACCCCCGTCGAAATCACCGTCAACGGCAAAACCCTCACCCTCCATCCCGTCACCATGCGCCAGCTGCAGCCCGCCATCCGCGCCGCGCTGCCCATCCTCCAGGCGCTCAAATCCGGCGCGCTGGAGCTGGAAAAGCTCAAGGCCATGAACATCATGGCCTGGGCGGAAGCCTACGCCCTCTACGGTGACGACCTGGGCGACATGGTCGCCTACCTGATGGGTGTAGAACCGGAAGAAATGGCCGGCTGGACGCCCGACCAGGTGGTGCTGGCCGTCAGCGCCGTGGTGAGGGTCAATGCCGATTTTTTCGCATCCTTGGCGCGCCAGCCCGTGGCTGCGCCGAAAACCGCGCAGCCACAGACTGGGCCGAGTCCTTCCAGCGTCTAATCGCCGCCGGACACACCCTGGACGCCATCATGGGCTACACCCTCGGGCAGTTCCAGGCGTTTGGCGAGGCGGTGGCGAAGCTGGAAAACGAGAAACTGCGCCACGCGATGATGGCGGTACGGTTCGGCGGCGACACGGGCAAGGGGTATGACAGGATGATGAAGGCGCTGGGCGGATAGACCGAAACCCCCGCTATTTTAAAGCCCATCGCGCCAGCCCGACCGCATAGGCCACCAGAAACGCCGCGCACGCCAGGAACCATGCCGGGCTCGACACGATGCCCAGCACGAAGCCCATAAACGCGCCGAATACCAACACCACGGGTTGAAAAGGTTTAGACATGTCAAATTCTCCAAAGCTCGAAATCATCATAGGCGCAAAAGCGGACCAGCTCAAGGCCGCGCTGGCCGACCTCGCCCAATCGCTCAACGCCGTTTCCCGTCAAGCCAACCAGGCGGGCGCGCAAACTGCGGGCGCGTTCCAGCCCGCCGAAGCGCAACTGGGCCGGACCCGCGCCGGGGTGCAATCCATTTCCGAACAGCTTGCCGGCGCTAAAGCCCAGCTGATCGGGTTTTTTTCTATCCAGTATGGCATCGGCCTGGCCAAGGATCTGATCCAGACCGCCGACGCGGTCACCAACATGAACGCGCGCCTCAAGCTGGCGACGCAAACCAGCGCGGAATACACCACGGCGCAAAAGGCGCTGTCAGACATCTCGCAGCGCACCGCCTCATCGATTGAAAGCAACGTCACGCTGTATGCGCGCGTCGCCGATTCGATGCGCGCGATGGGTAAAACGCAGCAGGAAGCGCTGGTCTTCACCGAAGAAGTCGGACAGGCCATGCGCGTTTCCGGCGCCTCGGCGGAGTCCGCCAAGGCGGGCATCACCCAACTGGCGCAGGCGATGGCTTCCGGCGTGCTGCGCGGCGACGAATTCAACTCGATCATGGAGAACTCGCCCCGGCTGGCCAGGGCGCTGGCGGACGGCCTGGACGTCCCCATCGGCAAGCTGCGCGATCTGGCCGAGGCGGGGCAGCTCACGGCGCAAAAAGTCGTCAGCGCGCTGCTCTCCCAAAAGGACGAGCTGGCCGCGGAATACGCGACCATCCCCCTCACCGTGGGCGCGTCGCTGACCCAGCTTGCCAACGCCTGGACCCAGTATCTGGGCCAAGCCGACCAGGCCGAGGGCGCGACCAAATCGCTGGCGCTGGTCATCTCCGATATTTCAAAAAACTTCAGCCAATACGCGGATACGATTTTATCGGCAGGGCGTGACGCGCTGGTGATCCTGGCCGGTTTCGGCGCCGTCAAGCTGTCTGCCGCAGTGGCGGAATTCGCCGCGCTGATCGGCGCCATGACACGTGCCGCCGCGGCCGCCGATCTCGCCGCCCCGGCGGTCGGGCGCTTGTCGCTGGCCACCGGCTTGCTGTCCAAGGCGCTGGGGCCGCTCCTGCTGGCGTTTCTCGCCTTCGAAGGGCTGAAGGTCGCCGGGCAATGGCTGGGCGAATTCGCCGCCAAGCTGGTGGTAGGTGAAACGGGCGTCAAGAAGTTCTCCTCCGGCGTTGAGGCCGGCATGGAAGTCGCCCAGGCCGCCACGTCGGAAATGAAAGGAGAGACCGCCGATCTCGCCGCCGAAATCGATCGCAGCAACCGCCTTGCCGCCTTCTCCCTGGTCGGGGAGTCGGTGCAGGCGGCCAAGGCTAAAGTAGAAGCCGCCACCGCAGCCATGCTCAAGGCGTTCGACGAGATCGCGACCAAGAGCGGCGATGTCGGAAAAGCCCTCCAGCAGATAGCCGATTCCGCCGACCTGAAAACATCCGCCGGGCTGGACGCTCTGTTCGCTGCGCTGGAAAAGCTCCAGGCCGAGGGCAAGATCACCGGCGAACAAGTTCACAAAGCCTTGCAGAACGCCATCGGAAAGATGGACGTGACGGCGTTGGTGGGTTTCCAGATGGCGTTGCAAAATTCGAGCGCCTCGGGCCAGGCGCTGGCGGACACGCTCGACAGGGTGGTCGGCGCGGCGCTCAAAAAGCTCGGCACCGATGCGCTGTCCGTCAACAGCGGCCTGTCCAAGGCGTTCCGTGATACCGAGCAGACCTTCCATCTGTTGACCGACAACGCCAAAGCCACGGGGGCGGAAATCAAGTTCGCTTTCGACAAGATGCTGGATGCGGCAAAAACCAAACAGGAAGCTGAAGCGCTCAAGGCCGAATTCGAGCACCTCAAGGAATTCGGCAAGCTCTCCGCCGCCGAAATAAAGGACGAATACGCCAAGCTCCAGGCCAAGCTCAACGAAACCGCCGGGCAGATCGACGGCGCCCTCGGCGACGCCTTCAAACGCCTCGGCATCAAGACCGCCGCCGCCATGAAAGCCGCGTTCGACCAGCTGGTGACCGATTTCAACGACATCAAGAAATCCGGTCAAGCCGCCGCCGAAGGCATCGACCAGGCCTACCAGAAAATCAAGTCCTCCGTCATCGCCCAGATCACCGCCATGACCACCGCCTCCCGCGAGGCGCTGGACGCGGCCAGGCAGCATACGGCAACCGTGCAGGCCGCTGTCACGGCCGAAGCCGCCCGGACGAAATTTACCGAAGCCAGCGCCGCCGCAGAAAAGGCGCTGCTGGCGGCGGCCCAGGCGGAAGCACAAGCGCAGAAGACCGGCACCGAGGCGGCGAAAGCCAAAGCCGAGGCGCTGGGGCTGGCGGCGCAGGCGACGCAGCAGGCGAAATTCGCTGCCTGGGAAGAAGTCGCCGCGCAGCAGGCCGTCGCCGCCGCCGTGAAGGCGACCGAGCTGGCATCGAGGGCGGCGGCGCTGGCGGCAAAAGAGCCGACCGAGGCACACACCGCAGCGGCCGCCGCCGCCCAGAACACCGCAAACGCCTTAGCCAGCACCGCCGAAGAAGCCAAACAGTCCGCAATTGAAGCCAAAGGGTTGGCGGACGAAATGCAATCGGCGGCCAGCGCCGCGAACACGGCGGCGGATGGCATGGATAGAATATCATCCAGCGCGAAGGCCGATGCAAATGTCCTGCAGGAGATTAAAGGAGCAACAATCGATTACGTCGCCATCATGCAGCAAGGCTACGATTCGCTCGCCCAAAAAGGCGTGAGCCTAAAACAGGTCGCCACGGACATGGCGGCCACGGATGCTGCGAACTTCAACGCGATGGCGAGCCGTGGCGCCGCCTATAATATCTCTCTGGAGGATACCCTGTCGCGTATCCGGGCGACTGGCCGGAGCCTCGCCGAGGCCGAAGCCGCCACCAAGCGCAACGAGGAAGCCACCCGCGCCTGGGCGACGGCGATGGACAGCCTGCGAGGGATCGCGGCCAGCCTCAAGGACGAACTCGACCGCGCACTGGGCAACGACAAGGCCATCGAAGACCGCGCCTACGCCGACAAGAAAAAGGCTATCGAGGATCAATATACCGCGGCAATAAAAGCCGCAGAACAGCAGGCCGCCTATACCGTAGCCGGGATCGCCGCGCAGGACAAGGCCAGGTCGGACGCGCGAGCCGCATACGACCAGGCGCTCGCCGATCTGTCCCAGCTCCACGGCATCAAAATCAAAAATATCTCCGACGAAGCCGCCGCCAAAGCCGCGGCCGACCGGAAAGCCCACCAGGACGAGATGGCCCGCATCGCCGCCGAACAAGCCGCGAAAGCCCAGACCGACGCCCTGCTGACGCGCGTCGCGACCCAATCCGGGACGCGCGCCGCAGCGGCCTCGTCATCGGCCTCAACCGCCGCATCGAGCGCATCGAGCGGTGGCGGGACAACGATCAACACCCTAAACGTCAACGTGGACGGCTCCGACCTGCTCTCGGAAGAACAGATACGCACCAAGATCGTCCCCGTCCTCAACCGGATACTCACTGGAGCCAGATGATGACATCGACTCAACGATTCCTCGCCAACGACCGCAACGTCCTCGTGGGAGCGGCCTTGGCCGCGACCTCCGTCGCCACCATCGAAAACGCCGTCCTCGAACGCCCCCTGGCGCGTAGCGGATCTGCCCACATCGCCCTGTCCGGCGCTTACACCGGCCAGGAAGAAGCTACCTACGAAATCGAGATCACCGACACCACCGTAGCCACCCCGCTCATCAGCGCGCCGATTTTCGCCGGGGCGGGAACGGGTTCAATTTCCGGCATCGGCTTCACCGGCGCAGCTCAAACCTTCACCGTTAAACTGGCCGATCTGGGGCAGGTTTTAACGAGCGCCGGCACGGACATGGAGGGCGTCTCCCTCGTCGCCCGATCCCCCGGCGCGGCGGGCAACGAAATTCGCCTCGCCATCGATCTGTCCGGTCTGACCTATGCCGCCACAAACTTCAGCTCGATCAAAGCCATTCCCGCTGGCGCGTCCGATTTGTCCGGCCCGGAATACGACTGGGACACCCGGGTCATGGGCGCGGACGGGCAAATCCCGACATCCGCCCAGCGACTGGTGTTCGGCGAAGATACCAGCGTCATTTACCGCCAGTACAAACAATACAAGGACGGAAAATGGCTCTACCACTTCGAGCCCAACCTCCGCCGCGACATCCCACAAGGCACGGTCATCCGCTTCGTGACCGGGAGCCGCACGGTGACACTGACGGATGGCGTCGATACCGAGGTCTACCCCGGCATCGTCACCCTCTACGACCTGCTTTCCGCCATTCAAACCACGTCCGCCCTGGTCAAGGTCGAAGGCGTCGTCTCCAACGACCGCGCGCCTGACGGCATGGCGGCGCGCGACCTCGCCACCCGCACCGACGCGCATTGCCTGCCGCCCTATGGCAGCGGCAGCGGGTACGCCGGTTCCGCCCTGATCGACTACGCCGCGCTGCCCGGATCGTCCACCGAGCTGGTGGAAGTGCGCTGCTGGGCAAACTCGTCCAAACAGCACCCGTCAGCCGGTGTGGGCAAGGAGCTTTGGCAGGTCAAGGGTTCCGTCTCCGGCCTGGTCGAATCCCAACTCCAGACCGGTAAAGATTTTACCTGGTCCAACAAATTCAGATTCGCCGTCCAGTCCCGCTTGCCGGACGGCTTCGGCGTGCCGCGCGGGCGGTTCTCGGTCTCTGACATCGCCTACCAGCCCCGCGCCGCCACCGAAGTCGAGCCGCCCATCTGCGTCGCCAGCCTGGCGCTGGGGCCGGAATCGATAGACCAGTCGCTGACCCTCACCTACAAGCCGCGCCCGCTCACCGGCAACTGCGGCTGCGACAGCATGACCGCCCCGGATTTGTCCGGCAGAGCCTGCTTGACGGGCTTGACCTATTCATCATCATCAACAGGAGGAACCTCTATGGACCCCGCACACCTGATGCGAGCCACCCGGCTGGCTATCTGGTATCGGAATTTCGTCAAAGCGAATACCGCTATCGGCAGCGACCCCGCCAAGCCCATCACTGCAATCGGAAACGAGCGCGATATAGCGATCGCCGCCAAATCGATAGCCACGTTCAGGGCCGCCTTGGACGATCTGTATACCCTGGGGGTGTTGGCCGTGCCGGAATGGGCTGCCAATACGGCCTATGCCAATGGCGCCGTCATCGAAATGGGCGATTACCGTTATGCGGCGGATGGCCCCGGTACATCCGGCGCTATTGAGCCTGTTTGGCCGACGATCGATGGAGATACGGTGGCCGATGACGGCGTGTGGTGGGAATGCATGGGCCACGCCCCGGTAACGATGTGGGATGCCGCGTTCCAGGAAATGCAAAATGAACTGGGAATTCTGGAGATTTCGCCGTCGGGCGCCCAACCGGCTACGATGGTCCGCATCCCGAAGGCGTTTGAGGTGCCGGTCGGCGCGATTGATTTGACCCCCGTCTTTGCGGCGGACATCCCCGCGCAAACGATCGTCTACTACAAGGAGACACCTCAGAGCTGGGTCGTGTCCAAAACCACGGGGATCGTGACCTCCGCAACGGGCGGCACGTATTGGCTGAGTTCGGACGGGTTGACGTTATTTGTCGGCACACCGCCGAATAATCCGTCGAACTCGTTCGTGACGGAGCTGCTCGGGCACACCACCGCCACCGGCGCCGATTGGGATATAGGCACACAACCCGGCGATGCGCTGATGCCTGTCGGCGCGCGGTCGCTGGGGGATTTGGCCTCGAACGAAACCATAGCCGCAGGCTCGGTGGTGTACCAGGGGGAGGGGGAAACAGGGGCATATTTATTTGCCAGGCTGACTCAACCGTTGTCGGTTAAAGCCGATTCCTTTCTGATTTTCAACGTAGACTCCCGAGATTCCACACGCCCCATCACGACCGAACTCGAGCTAGCGCATGAGCGATTGGGTATCTATAGGATCTATGATGGTGGTGGCTATTCCGGTCAGACCGTTCGGACCCTCCTGGACAGGCCCGAGTTTATGGGATTCTCATATCCCTCCCCAGGGGGATTTGTGTGGGCATCGGAAATTGCGGGCGGGGACGATCTCGACGTCTACGACGCCGAGTTCGATACCCGCTACCAGGCCATCATGAATGTTGTCCGCATCGCGGCGGGCATCTCAAAAAAAGCTGACGCCAGCAAGGTAGCCGGGGACGGCTGCTGGCGTGATACGGGCGCTGGATTCTGGTGGGAAATCACCGGATCGACAGGCGGCGCATATGCCCCGGCATTCACCAACGAACCCTACTTCTCCTGCCGCGATGCGGGAGGGGGGTATTTTTCCACCCACGAGTTCGCCTTCCAGCTCAACATCAAATGTGAGTCCGCGCTCAAGGAAGGCGATCGAATTACGCTATCTATCGGCGATGCGGGCTGGCCATCGACCTACCAGGTCGGCGATACCCTCTACCTCCCCGTCATCGCCGCCCAGGATCTGTACCTGGCTGGCGGCAAGGACGGCGACAACATCCAGACCTGGCACGTGGACGGCAGCGTGGATGGCGCCTATCCGGCCTACCTGCTCGACCTGGACACGCCCTTGCCCTACAACCATCTCAGCCTGCAATTGGCCCTCACCCCCGGCGGCATCCCCTCCGAGGCGGGCGACCTGTACCGGTTCACCGTCGAAGGCGGACACTACCGCTGGCGCAAAGACAGCGGCGCCTGGAGCGCCATTGCGGATGTGGGCGCGGTCACGCCCGCGATAGCCGATGGCCTCGTCGCCACCATTACCCCCGGCGCCGCCCCCAGTTTCGCGGCGGGCGACCTCTACCGCTTCCGCGCCCTGCAACCCTCGGCCCTGTCCAACGTGGTTGCACCCGACGCCGCAAGCTGGCAATGGGCCGGCGCAACCGCAACCCTGACCGCCAATCTCGGCGCCAGCAAGCCGATCGACTGCGCCGCCATCGCCTTCCACACCCTGCCCAGCGGGGCCACTGCCACCCTATACGGCAGCGCGGACGGCATCGCCTGGGACTGGTCTGAATCCATCCCCTGGCGCTCCGGCGTGATGGCCGCGCTGTTCGCCGGGCACGCCGCGAGCTGGCTCAAGCTGGTCATCGCCAACGCCACCGGCGGCACCATCGGCTGGGCCTGGGCAGGGCAAGCGCTCAGCACCGAACACAGCGCCGAATGCCAACTGCGCCGCGACTACAGCCTGGAGCGCGGCACCGGCCTCAATCCTTCGGCGGCATTCATGGGGTCCACGCGGTCAGGCGACATCGAATGGCAGCAAGGCATCCTCACCGACACCGACATGCCCAACCTGCTGGCGATGCTGGACCATCTTAAAACCAACGACGACGAGCCCATGATCCTGATCCCGCAAAGCACCCGCACGGAGGAGGCTTATCCCGTGCGCGTGGTGCTGGATTCTATCGACATGCCCGAGGACGGCGGCTACCAACCCAATACCGGTAACGAGCGCAGATACGGAATGAAACTGTCTGTCAAGGGCGTGGTGGCATAAATGGCCTATCCCGTCTTCGCCCTCGAACTCGACGGCTGCTGGCTGCGCTTCCATCGTTCCGGCGCTGCGGGAGGGGGCGCTTCCTACCCGCTTCTGGCCGAAATCGGCACCCTGCGCAGCACCGCCCGCGCCGCCGGCCTGGCAGGCATCGGCGCCGGAGAAGCCCCCAGTGTCAGCGTCACCCTCAACAACCCCAAGCGCCGCGCATCTGACTTGATCGGCATGCCGCTGCGCCGCAACGCCCGGATCGAGAGCGGGGATGAAATCCTGTTCGAAGGCGTTGTCTCGGCTATCCGGTATGGCAACACCCTGACGCTGGAGGTGGCGGCATGAACCTCCTCCTTTCCGAAAATTTACCGCTCAGAACCAGCGCAGCCCTCGGCGACTACACCGAAGACGCCATCCTCCCCGTGGTCTACGGCGACTTGTCGCAATCCGCCGTGCCCTTGGTCAAGCTCTCCGAAACCGAATACCTGGCCGCCGATCACCCCGCCACCGTCACCGCCGTATTCGTTGACGAACAGGAAACCCACGGCTGGGCGAGCCGCACCCAAACCGACATCACCGGCCACGCTTATTGCGCCATCACCCTGTCCGCCCCGCCGGAAAAAGGCGCGGCCATCACCGCCGCCCTGCAGGGCAAACGCCACGCCGCCACCGGCGCATTGATCGGGCACCCGGCTGACGTATTGCAAGACGTGTTGGCGCTGGCGGGCAAGGCCTGGGACCTGTCCCGCCTCAAGTCCGATTTGCCCGGCGTCAGGATCGCCGGAAGGCTGGACAAAGCGCAATCCGTGCGCGCCTGGATGGATGAAATCACCCGGTCATGCGGCGTGGTCTGGGCCGAACGGTTCGCCGCCGCCTATCCCTCTGCCACCGGGGTATCGGTTGCCTCGCTCGACGCCAGAAACTGCCAGATCAGCAACCTCAGCGCCAACATCCAGGACGCCGCCGACCGCCTGCAAATCGCCTTCGACTACCACCCCGCCAAAGGCGCCTTCGCCCAATACATGGAACTCTCCGCCAAGCCCAGCCCCTTCGGCAGCACTGGCGCGCCCATAACCAAACTCGAAGCCCCCTGGCTGCGCCAGCCCGCCGACGCCCTGGCGCTTGCCCAGCGCCTGCTGTCCCGCCTCGCCAGCCAGCGCGCCTCCATCGCGCTGGAGACCGGCAAGCCGCTAACCGTCGGCGACTGGTTTGGCCTCAGCCACCCGTCTCTGCCAGTTGACGGAACAGTCGCCTTGATGGCGCTCTCGCTGGAAACCCAACCCGGCAAACCCAGCCGCAGAATCAGCGGCGAAATCACCTGGGGCGACCCCCCCATCATCACCCTCGACCACCACGCCCGCGCCATCCGCCCCAAAGCCGACGGCGGCGTGGATGTCGCCTACAGCAACGGCATCGCCACCTTCACCATCCTCGGCCCCGACGCCAAACCACTGCCCAACGCCCTGGTCGCCCTCGACAACGGCGCGGCCAAGAAAACCAACGCCCAAGGCAAGGTCAGCTTCGAAGCCCAACCCGGCGCCCACATCATCGCCGTCGAAGCCAGCGGGTTCGTTCCATTCGAAATAGAGGTATCGCTATGAGCCGTTACGGCGTAACGTACAAGCCCGGCGGCGCGATCGCCAAGGGCATCGACATCACGCTTAAAATGCAGCGGGTTCCGGCTGTGGTTCCGGCTGTGGTTCCGGCTGTGGTTCCGGCTGTGGTTCCGGCTGTGGTTCCGGCTGTGGTTCCG